GAATAACAGTAAATACCTGGGATATCTGCAGTTGAAACTCCCGTGTGATGACGGAAGTTTTGGAGTTCGGAAAAGAATTCAGCATTCTTGTAGCCGAATCGCTCCTTACCATTCAAAATGATCGATGACTGTGTTAGAATATCGCGTCGAGATACATCAACTGGAATAGCATCCCCTGACGAATACTGTGGAGTAAAGAAAGACAGTCCTGTAGAATCTAGTGGTGGTTGGTATGGATTTTCCCAGTTAGTATAGTTATCATAATCATTGAGGGCATCGCGATCTGACCGCTGAGCTACCCACACTACTTGAGTACAAAGATTACGCATTGTGAGTTCTAAATCATTACTGGCTCCGTATGCTCCAAATGTAGATACAATATCTACTTGTGTCATGATGAATGAATGTTCAGTTTTGGCAATATGAATCAGCTCAGGATCATTCAGCCAAATATAGTTTGCTTCAATGTATGGATTCAGATTCCATGTAGCAAGTACCGGGTTGGTTGGAGTAGGAGATGCAGAATATGTTGGAGGCGATAAGAAGTTTACCATTTGGAATGTTAGAGAACTGGAATCCGGAGCAATACGGGTTCCGAAATTAGTGTTTGATGTTCCACCAATAGTTTCACGAACATCTAGAACTGTAAAGAGTTGGTACATATTTTTTAAGTCTACTACGATTTCAACTTCTGAGTATTGTAGTGCAATTAGAGGTAGAGCCTTACCTACATCCTCGCAGAACCAAAAGTGGAGTGGAACAGTTAAAATACGTCCGGCTATTGATGGTTCTGCTGAAGATGTAGATGTAGAAATAGCATGGGGGTACTGATTCATTCGATCAAACGCGTTGGCGGGATCAAAAATTTCCCTCTGATTTCCAACCATTCTATTCAGTAGAGCCTTCTTAGTTCCATCAAATTTGATCTCAGAGTATAGTTTCATCCACTCTCCTGTATGACGTACAATCTCCTGGCCATTTACTAAGATTGCAACATAGTTGATCATATTGTAGCCAATGTTCCGAATCCAGTTGAACTGGTACCCAATAGCATCTGAGCTTGAGTTTAAGTTTGCATGAGTTTGAGATACTGGAACTACAGGAGAATATATATCCGGTAAGGTCATGACTAGATAACAATCGTGCACAAGTTGAGCATATCGTTCTACCTTTGCCCGAAGAGTAAGTGATCCTGATGCTGGAAGTTGTAGGTTTGAAGTTTTGAACGCAAGTTGAAAATGCTCCATCGCAAAATCTGTGTGGCGCTTGTACACTGACCGAAAATGAGTAAACGAAGGGTTCCCATTTACGAGTTGATCTTGGGCGCCTTTCGCCACTAATTGCATCAATCCTCCTGACATCTTACTTATTTACTGAATAGATTTATGTACGAAAACCGCACATTTAGTACATCCAGTTCTCTTTGTAGATAATGTAGTTGTAGAGCAGTCACATAGATTAGTATCTGTTAGAACGAATCCTCCAGCAATATTTGCACGCTGTAGAACGAAATCTGCACGCTGCGATCCTAGATAATCGATCCACATAGACGCAGGACGACGAATCTTTCCTGTACCAACATCTTTTGGATTTAGTTGACTGATATTGTAAGGTTGCTGTGGATTGGGTGTTGGAGCAATATCCTTATTTGTTGCGAGATTAACTGTTGCATACGTCTTAGCGCCACGAAGACGCTGTAGACGTGTCCAGTCTCCAGCAGATAAACCACATGTTCCAGCTTGAGAATTAGACATAGATGAACCTGCTCCAGCACTTGATACTGTAGCCATTTATAACACTACATGGGGAAAAAATGTAATTTTTGTTGGACCACTTCGTTCTCCGATCTTGAATAAGCGCTTATTATCTGAGAATGCCGCATAATCAAAAATTTCATTCGTAATTGGATCAAGAATCATAATTAATCCTTTGACTCGGATAATTTGAATCTTACGGCTCTTACGTTCAATGTTACGTAAATATAGCGTATCCTTTTCATCGGAAATGTATGATGGCTTGTATGCTAAATCTTCAGATGTCACTTTTGTGTCGAAACGCATACACTGAATTACTGGAGTTTCCTTAGAATGTAGTTTACGATGAATTTCGCAATCTACTGCTGCCTGTTTCAAAATGGTTGAAATACTTTTTATCAAACGATTCTTTTCGTAAGAAGTTTCATATAAGACTTCATCGGTAGTCATAAAAGTTTCACGTGGTTCATCTCCTTCATACCGCTTGAGAACCATATCGTTACGACGAATAGCTACAATGTTAGGAGCCTTGTCTGCATCCGATGTAGTAGACTGTTCCCGAGTAAATACTGAAAGATAGAGCTTAACTGTAACATTACGATCTTCTACTGGTAACATGATGTGTGAGTTCAAACGAATAGCACGACCAATTACCTGATCTATACGTGAAGGGTTCCAGTATGGTTCTAGGATATATACATTTCGAGTTTTCAGGAGAGTAATACCTTCAGCTCCAGCCTTAGATGCCATAAGAATACATAAGCGCTTAGGCTTTCCTGTAAGAGCATCTTTCAAAGTTTGGGGAAATGTATCTGAGTACTTTTCGTTGAATATTTGACGATAGATTTCACGCTCTTGCTTATCTTTCTCTCCCGTGCCACCAGTATAGAGAGCATACGCAGGAATATCGGGTTTCATTGTGGGATCTTCCTTCCATATAGGTCCATCTTTAATAAGCTTGTACGGCTGAAACCCATTATTATCTAAAACAGCCATAAATGTTCCCAGTCCTCCTAGGTTTACGTACTCTGAGTAGACGAACTGATTGTTTAAAGAACCCATAGTGCCAACTGTTGATTTGAGATCCTTGAGCATTTGCGACATCTTAGGGGAGTATCGTGCAAGTCCATCTCCTTTCAAGTACTTCTCGGGATCAGCTCGAAGTTTTTCAATAATTTCAGAATTATCGGGTTCATGATCTTCATCACCTTCAGCAACCTTCAAATCCTGTGGAACAGCATAGTTACATACTTGACGAGTACGTGGTCGAAAAGAACCGAGTTGATCATTCAGTCCAATCTTGCGCTTACGATTAGCTTCCTGCTTGTATTCTACATAACGATCCTGTAAGTATGTAAAAAACTGCTCATCGCTCATTTCTACCTTTTGGAGCGTCTTGTCTTCGTCTAGTCGCTTTGGAAGCAATTTCTCATCGGCACCCTTATAGTATGATACTAGTCCCTGAATGCGCCGAGCAAGCATAAGTGGATTACGAATATTTAGACCATCTACGAAAGTCTTCATGAACTCTTCGTAATCTGTAGGCAAGCATTCCAAGTTTTCAACTACATATTTCTCCGGAGGATCAATTTCAACTCCAGGAAACTTAGTTTCAAACTCTGTCTTCCATGACGAAACCCATTTTTTAATATCAGGTTCCTGCTTGAATTCGCGATTGTACTTTACGGCGATACGATCACCTTTTTCGTTGTATACACTTTCAAAGTTAGGTGGGTTTCGAGTAATAAGTAGTAGTCGCTTTACTGAATTGTATTCAACCGTATCTACATCCTTTTGTGATCGAAAGAAGGCAGTCATTAAAGCTTCATCCCAAGCTACTGATTTAGTTGGAATTGAAATACGTTCGATTGGTCCACGTAAGAGATTCATTAGGTAAGCGATTTCGTGAGGACTATTGATAGCAGGAGTTCCCGATAGAGCGACAACCTTACATCCTTTCGCCTTGTAAATGTAATCGTACACTCGTGTCTTGAGTTCGCTTTCGTTGACAACAGATCCAATTAAATTGTGAGCCTCTTCAATTATGACTACGGTATCGTCAAACATGTGTGGATCAGGAAACAGTTTATCAACATTGGTCTTATTGATACCGTTGTATCGAATAAAATTAAACCGCTGATGAATGATATCGTCAATTTGTTTAGTTACAAGTGTTGCATCAGTCTTTGATAAAACTGAGTAATTTGGAGGCATTCCAGGAACTGTAATGAAGTAAACTCCATTATCAGTTAAAAACTTATCGGAAATCCCAAGAAGTTTCGCAGCTTCATGATCGTCTGCAGATTTTAATGACTTCTTCTCCCAGTACTGATCACGAACATAAACTGGATTACCGGCAACACGGATTTCTTCCAAAAAGTTATCTTCAAGTGAAGCCGGTGTCAGAACATAAATCTTCTTATTGGTCATCAAAGATTCAGCTATTGCAATTGCCGACCGAGTCTTACCTGAACCAAGACCATGATACAAAAGTAAACCACGATATGGTGTTTCGATAAGGAGGTAATCTCGAACCAGTTTTTGGTAGGGTTTCAAGTCCTTAGTAGGTTCGTCAGTACCTTCCAGGTCTTTCTGACGGTAT